GGGCGGCTAGCACTGGGGCAGACCGGGTCCACCGCCACCTGGTCGGCCGGGCTGGCCTACACCACCGAGAGCCAACTGACCGAACTCCGCAACCAGAGCCGCCACCTGGCACTCACCAACGAGTTCGCGATCAACGCCCTGGAGAACCGTGTCAGCTACGTGATCGGCGAGGGCCACTCTTACAAGGTGATCGCTCGCGCGGGGCAAGAGCCGCCGGACGAGCTGATCGACGCGGTGGATGGGGTGGTCTCCGAGTTCATCGCCCGCAACCGCTGGCACCTGCGGCAACAGGAGACCCGCCGGCGATTGGACCGTGACGGCGAGGCCTTCATCCGGAAGTTCATCACACCAGCCGGACTGGAGGTGAGGTTCATCGAGCCGGAGCTGGTCACCAACCCGCAAAGCAACATGACCGCCCGGTTCGGGATCGAGTTCGCCGCCGGCGACGCCGAGACGCCCGAGGCGTACCATGTCCAGCAGCCGGGAGGCACACGCTCCGAACCCGTGCCGGCCGCCGACGTCCAACACCGCAAGGCCAACGTCGACCTGGTGGTCCCGCGGGGCGTGCCGGTCTTTTACCCGGTCCGCAAGAACCTCACGCGAGCGGCGAAGATCCTCCGCAACATGAGCACCGTCTCGGAGATCCAGTCGGCAATCGCCATGGTCCGCACCCACGTCCAGGGCGCCCAGGCGACGATCCAGCAGTACGTCTCCGACCAGGCCGACGCCAAGGTGCAAAACAACGTCACCGGCAACACGCGGACCTACCGGCAATATCCGCCGGGCACGATCATCGACACCGGCCCGGGCACGCAGTACGACTTCCCCGCCAAGGGGCTCGACGTGGGGAAGTACGTCCAGGCCTTGCAGGCCGAGCTGCGAGCCATCGCCTCCCGGTTGGTGATGCCCGAGTTCATGCTCTCCAGCGACGCCAGCAACGCCAACTACAGCTCGACGATGGTGGCCGAGGGCCCGGCGGTGAAGATGTTCGAGCGGTTGCAGGCGGACACGATCTGGGCCGACCTGGAGATCCTCACCGCCGAGATCGAGCTGGCCGTGACCCGCGGGCGATTGCCGGCCGATACACTCGACCTGGTCGAGATCGACGCCGACGGACCGCGAGTGCAGACCCGCAACCGACTCCAGGACGCCCAAGCCGACCAGGTGCTCTACAGCAACAAGGTGATGAGCCGGCAGACGTTCGCCGGCCGCCACGGGCTGGACTACGCCGACGAACGCGACCAGCGAGAGCAGGAGCAGGAACGCGAGACGGGGTATGTCGGCCCGCCTCCGCAACTGGCGGCTGGCGAGAAAAAGCCTGGCAACAACGGCGACGGGGGCGATGACGATCCAGGCGAAGGGGACGAGGAGTAAGCCGCCATGCCGAGCGTCATCGACCAACGCATCGCTTCGCGGCTCCACCAACAGCAAGTGGAGCGGCTGGGCAACGCCGAACGGGCCGCCGTCAACGTCGGGCGGGTGTACGATCGCCTACTGCGCGACCTGCTGGGGGTCGCCGCGGACACGCCGGGCGTCGAGCGGGCTGCCCGGGGCGCCCGCGATGCGATCGAGGACGCCGCCGACCGGGCGATGGCCACGATGCGAACGGCCTTGCGATTCAGCCTCCAGCGGTCGCGTGGCGCTTCCGTTGACATCCTCCTACGGACGGTTCCCGTCGGCTGGTTCCGAGCGGTCCGCCCCGAGCTCCGCGTGCAGCCGCTACCCGAGGACGAGCTACCGCCAGACTCGCCGGTGGGTGCGGAGTACGAGCTGGAGCCGGTGGCCGCCCGGCTGCTCTCGCGCGAGGAGGCGATGGCCCTGATCCGCGAGCTTGTCTTCCCGGCACTCTCCAGCGAGCGGGTGGCGGAGTTCTTGGCCGCGGGGGCCAACGGTATCTCCTGGGACGAGCGGCTACGCTACTGGGACCAGCAGGTCCGCGACCAACTGCTCAACCACCTCGTGCAGGGCATTTCGGCCGGCGAGGGCGTGGACAAGCTACGGGCCCGGCTCGAGCCCCTGGTCGGCGACATCCGCTACAAGGCGCAACGCATCGCCAGGACCGAAGCCTGCCGCGTGGCGGAGCGGGCCCAGCAGGCGGCCTTCGACGACTGCGGCGAGCTGATCGACGGGATGCAGATCGTGGCCACGCTGGACCAGTGGACCCGCCCGCACCACGCCACCCGCAACGGCAAAATCTACCGCCGCCAGCCGGACGGCACGTACCAGGCCGACGATGGCCAGCCGCTGCCGGAGCTGCCGGACGAGCCCAACTGCCGCTGCTATGCGTCGGCGGTCCTCAAGCCGCCCGAGGAGTTCCTGGGTGATCCGGCCGTCCGCGCCGAGTTCACCAACGCCTCCGCCGACGTGATCCCCGATCCGGCGGCCTATACCGAGTGGTTCGCACGGGCGTCGGACCAGCAACGCAAGCTGGTCGTGGGTGTCCGCCGCTACAACGCCATGGCCCGCCGGCTGGGCAGCGCCGGCCGACCCGAGTGGACCGACTTCATCGACGAGAATGGCCGGCTCCTGTCCCCGTCGCGTCTCCGTAGCGAGTCGGAAGCCGAGCGGGCCGCTCGGAAATTGACCGTTCAGCAGGTCCTCGCCCAGCGCGAGGAATTGTTCCGCGAAGTCTCCAGGATGGGCTTCGCCCCAGAACTCCAGGGAAGGTGACCATGTCCGCACGAAAATCGCAATTGACCCGCTCCTCCGAAACGGCTAAGCCAGCCCCTGCACGAGAAGTGAAGGCCGGCCGGAGCGAGCACAATCGCAGCCTCCTGGCCCGCGCCCACCAACGCATGAACGAACTGGTCGAACAGGCGGAAGCGGAGGGCTTTTACGGTGTAGTGAGCATCGAGGCGACGTTCGAGGCCGGCCGGATCAACACCATCCGCCGGCGAATCGACGGCACGGACAAGTGAACGGCGTTGACGTACCTGACTTGTTCCGGGGTGGCTGCTGGACGCCCGCGAGGTCTCATAAGCCTTGTGACGCAGGTTCGATTCCTGCCCCCGGCATTTAACAGACAGCAACTGACGGGTATCAGAACACCTGGGCCCGGCGCGTCTCTCTGGCTTTCGGCCAGATTCACGCGCCGGGCCCATCCTGCTTTCTTGGAGCAATCATGTCGACCGAAGTCATCCGCGAAGCGATCACCTGCGAAGGGCTATCCCTGAACGTCGACCGCGAAGCCAGCATGATCCGCGGCGTGAAGGTCCTGGGGCTGAAGTCCAAGAACGGCCGCGAGTACTTACCCGAGGCGATTCGCGGCGCGGTCTCGCTCTACGAGGGCGCGAAAGTGAACATCGACCACGGCGCCGACCCGAGGCAGCGGCGATCCTACGGCGAGCGACTCGGCCGCCTGGTGGGCGTTCGCGAGCAGGCCGATGGACTCTACGCCGATCTGCACTTCAACCCCAAGCACGCCCTGGCCGAACAGCTGCTCTGGGACGCCGAAAACGCCCCGGGAAACCTGGGCCTCTCCCACAACGCCGAGGGTCGCATCGTCCGCCGCGGGAGCAAGTCGGTGATTGAACAGATCTTCTCCGTCCGCAGCGTCGACCTGGTGGCCGATCCAGCCTCCACGGCCGGTCTATTCGAGAGTGAAGGCGGCGCGGCCGCCGAGCACCATAAACGTGAACCCAAACACGAGGACTCCGAAATGGAACTCAAGGAACTGACCCTGGACGGCCTTCGCACGGCACGCCCCGACCTGATCGAATCGATCACCGAGGCGGTCACCTCGCAGATCCGCGGCAGCGAGGAGCAGAAGGCCAAGGACGAGAAACTCAAGGCCCTGCAAGAAGAGCTCGACGGGCTGAAGGCCGCCGAAGCCGCCCGCCAGCGGGACCAGTCGATCACCGAGGCGATCAAGGCCGCCGGGCTGGACCCGGAGAACAAGACCGTCTGCAGCGACCTCTTCCGGCAATCGCTCCGCGAGGCCAAAGACGACGCCGCGATGAAGCAGCTGATCGAGGACCGCAAGGCCCTGGTCGGCCTGGCCGAATCCAACGGCAACCACCGCCCCACCTCGCAGTTCGCCGGCGGCGGGGCTGCTGGCAACTTCCCGTCCGGCAAGGCGTTCGTCGGCTCCCTCCGCGAGTAGCGGCGGCCGCCGTCGGCACGAGACAACGGCACTTACACCGACCACAAATCCATTTGTGAAAGGCTGAACCATGAGCAACAACTTCCGCTACGTGCGGGGCAACACGAAGCCCGTGTTCCTCGCTCCGGCTTCGGCGACGGTGATCGAGATCGGCGACCTGGTCTATCTCGACTCCTCGACGAAGAAGCCCAAGCCGGCCAGCGACCAGGCCGACGGCGGCGCGTTGGCCACCAACCAGGAGAACTTCCACGACGCCTTCATCGGCGTGGCGGAGCAGGCCTCGGCCAACGGCGACACGGACGACATCCGCATCGCCACCGCCGGCGAGTTCGACTTCCCCTGCGACTCCGCCACGTTCGATCTGGGCGACCTGATCGGCCCGGTGGAGAACTCCGACGGCGACGAGCTGGAGGACCAGAAGGTGGTCGAAGTGGCCGCCGAGAACCTGGCCATCGGGCGGGTCTCCGAGGCGGTCGGCACGGCCGCCACCTCGGTCCGCTTCCGGATCGAGTCGACCGTGATGGCCGGCGGCCCGCAGGCGGCCGCGTAACCACCCCGGGGACTACTGATCCACGGGCCCACCACATCATCATCTTCCACGAAAGGAATTAAGCAGATGATCAAGGCAAGGAACATTGGCCGCCTGATGCGACTCGACCCGGCCCGCTGCCGGAGCGAGCTCCAGGAGGCCCTCGACCTGCACGTCGCCGGCGAGCCGGGCGGGTTGCGGCCGGAGGAGTTCTCCGTCCGCGATCTGGCCGAAGAGCTGATCGTCGACCGGCAGGGCGAACCGATCGGCTACCGGGGGGTCAACGACCTCTACAACCCGATGCAGGTCACCGAGGCCACCTCGGCGGTCGACAGCACGGCGTTCGCCAACATCACCGGCCAGCTGGTGGTCAGCCAGGTGCTCCAGAGCTACCAGTCCGAGGAGTACGTGGCCAGCCGGCTGGTGCCGAATCGCCCGACGCGGTTCGACGGCGAGAAGATCCCCGGCGTGGCCATGCCCAGCGACCCGGGCAAGGACGACCTGGAAGTCCGCGAGGCCCAGGAGTACCCGAGCTTCGGGTTCGGCGAGGAGTACATCGAGACTCCCTCGACCACGAAACGCGGGCTAGTCATCCCCGTGACGAAGGAAGCGATCTTCTTCGACCGCACCGGGCTGGTGCTCAACCGGGCCTCGCAGGTCGGCGAGATCCTCGGGCTGAACAAGGAGAAGCGGCTGCTGGACGTGATGATCGGCGCGGTCAACCCGTACCAGGAGAAGCGGGCCGGCGACGCCGCGCTCACTTCGCGGAACACGTTCTACGCCTCCAGCGACAGCGGGCCCTGGGTCAACCAGCGGTACAGCAACGAGCTGGAGGACTGGTCCGCGATCGACGTGGCCGAGCAGCTCTTCGCCGACATGCTGGACCCGAACACGGGCGAGCCGATCCTGATCGGTGGCCGCGTGATCATGGTCCCGCCGGCGAAGGCCATGACCGGCCGGCGGTTGCTTTCGGCGACGGAGCTCCGCGAGACGACCAACACCAACACCCAGATGGTCAGCGGCAACCCGCTGGCGGGGATGGGGCTGCGGATGGAGGCCAGCCGGCTGCTCTACCGGCGGCTGATCAGTGCGTTGTCGCTGGACGCCGACACGGCCAAGGGCTACTGGTTCTACGGCGACCCGGCCAAGGCCTTCGCCTACATGGAGAACTGGCCGATCAGCGTGGTCCAGGCCCCGGCGAACAGCGAGGCCGAGTTCATGCAGGACGTGGTGGTCCGCTACAAGGCTTCCGAGCGCGGGGCGGCGGCGGTGATGGAACCGCGGGCCTGGCAGAAGCACTGCACGGCGGCGGCCGCGGCGGCCTCTTCGTCGTCCCCTTAAGTAGCTCCAGCGAGGCCTCCTCGCAATCGTCTGGAGCGAGTTCACTTTCCAGCGAGGGAAATAGCAGCAGTAGTGCTGCTCCGCAGTAGGCGTTCAACCAGGGTCGGCCAGCTCGCCCTTCGCGAGACTGGCCGGCCCTTTCGGCTACGACAGCTCAACGAGGGC